ATAGATTACGAAGCATAACTTGATGTTGTAGTGTAACCTATACCTGATGTTGTATCGTAAGTATCAGCAGATACAGTTACAGTTGAATTAGTTTCATCTATTTCTAACACTTGGTTTCTTACTGGAATAATATCAACAGAATTAGGTATAACTGTTAATCTTACAGCAGTTGATGTCGGACCATCTACATTTGAAACCTCTGTAATGAATAAAGAGTTTAATGTTATCGTTCCATTAGTGTAGTCAATTGTGCCTTGAGTATTATTTGTATATGTTCTTACTTGACCTACTAGATAATATAATCTTACATTACCTGCACCATCTTCATCTAAAAAATATTCATTGGTTGTGTCACCATTTATTTTAAATCCAGATGATGTTAATATACCGCCACCACTTTTATTATGTTCACTATGTGGATTATAAAATGCATTATTGTATTTAATTGTATAAGTTGTTGCGCCTGTAGTTGTAGCAGTAAATGATTTATGCATTTTAACAGTTGTAATATTAGATAGTATCGCTGTATCTACTTTGTTTATTGTTTCAATAAATTTAGAGTGTCTGAATATACCATCAAACTGTCCAAGATTATTTGTGTTAAATGTTGTTATTGCTGAACTTACTAGTGCCTTAATACCATTACTTGTTCTAGTCGTTGACTTTGCGTCATACTTAACATTTACATTTAATTGTAAAGATGTTGTTTCTGGATCTTGTATGATTGGTGTTATACTTGCAACGTTGAAATCTTTTAATTGTGTAACAATATCTGTTTTAGTTGCTTCAGTTAATGTTGCACCTGCAACAGGATTGATTGAAATATATACACGACCATAAACAGGTGTGTCATTATCTTCACCACCCCATACAGAAACAGATTTTGCGTTAGTATAAATTTGTTTTACTTTACTTGCATAATCATTTGTTGTAACTGTTCTATTTTGTGAGGCATATTGTTTTGGTGCATTAAAACGAATACTATCAGGTGTCTCTGGTTGAGCACCATTTGCTGAATTAGTTGCAGTTGTAATTGTAACGTCTGAAAAACCTCCGATGTTACCAGACAAACTAAATGAACTTGCACCATTACTTTCCTCAGCACTTGTAACGATATATGATAACGTAACAATATTTCCAGTTGATAAAGCTGCACCTAATATACCATCACCAAATTTAACTTCGTATTGTGAATCCTCAGCACCTTCAAGATAATAAACTTTTGATGTTGAAGTAATATCTGCTAAATCAGTTGCAAGAGTATATGTGCTTGATGTGGAATCAGTTGAACTATTTTGTACTGTAACTTTTAAAGTAGTTGTATCTGCTAAATTATTTTTAATTAAAAATCTTTGGTCAGCATTTGTGGTATCTACGGTATACTTATTATTAACAAGTGTGCCTTCGTAAATAGGTAAGTTAGAAAAAGTATAAACACCATCAGCAGGTGTGATTGTTGTAGCGTCTTTTACAATATAGTTGTAAGTTGTTCCGTTTACTGATGTGGTAAAAGTTGCACCACGAGCAGCAGTTAGTGTTGAACCAGTTGCGTTGTTGACTACAACATTTAAAAAGGCAACAGGTGATGTTGCACTTCTTGGTGTGTATCCAACATGTTTGGCATGTGAGACAATACTGTTTCTTAAATCAGCACTATCTAAAAACATTTCATTAGCAAGAACGTTTGCATATACAGCATTGTAATGTGTGTTATATGCTAGAACATCTAACAACGTTGATAACGTAGAACCTTCAAAATCATAATCTGTCAATTGATCTTGTTGTTTTAAAAATGTTTTAAGATTGCCTTTAATATTATCAAAATCTAAATCTGTTACTTCTAATCTTTTTGCCATTCTATCTACTTCTTTCTAACATTGTTGTAAGACTAACTAACTCACCAGGCACATTAATAACTCTAAAATCTATTGTCACCTCATATGAATTAGTTTCTTGATTTGGTCTGGCGTCAATTGATACTACTTGTGCTCTAGGTTCAAAGTTAGTTATAACTTCACCTATAACTCTAGATAAAGAATTTGCTGTGATTGGATCTAATGGTTCAAATAAAAGACTTGTTATACCTGAACCTATCTCAGGATGAAAAGGTCTCTCGTAATGATTTGTAAGTATAAGATTTTTTACAGATTGTTTTACTGCGTCAACATCTTTTTTAACAATAACATCTTTAGTCGCTGCATTTGTCTCAAATGATAATGCGATATCTCTATAAAGTCTAGTTGACCTCGAACTTGCATTTGTTCTAGAAGCGTCTGTATATCCTGATTGTAGTATTGCCATGATAACTATTTATCATGTTATCCCGCATTTACGTTAGAACTTCCTCCACTTCTTGGATGAGCACAAGAATCAGCGTCACCTGTTCTATTGACAGGCACACCGGTGGCAAATACAGTCGCACTACCATTGGCAGTCGTTGCACCTACATGGGGTCCTGGATGTGGTGACACAGCACTACCATCTATTAATACTGATAAACCATTTGCCTTAACATTAATACCAGATGACCCAACACCTCCTGCTGAGTTGGCGTCTCCGTTTCTTTGTATTTCTGGCATTACCCTTGACCTATACTTCTTTTGTGTTGCCTTCTCTTATGTTTATTCTTTGGTCTTGATCTAGAACTATCCCCAATAGATGTACGTTTCTTTGGTCCTCTTTCATAAGTGACTATCTTTATTCCTCGTTGTGCCATCTAATGCTCACAGTTTGCACATTCGCAAGACTGACAAGATGATCCATCTGAACAATGGCAACCGTGTCCACAGTTTTTACATTCCATGTTACTTACCTTTCTTTTTAGTAGTCTTCTTTTTTTTCTTTTTCTTGATTACAGGTGTCTTTTTCTTTTTAGTCTCTGGTACTAAATTCTTCTTATTCACACCCCATAATGCGTTCCACATATCTATAATTTTCATAAAATCTCCATTTCATATGCGAACAAACCCAGAACATAATTGGTCAAGATTGTCGCACCCTAGTTAAATCATTGAAAAATAACACTTTTAATTTTCAATATATGCCGAATAATCCTTGACTTTTAAGGGGTATCCGTATATGATATATTTATATATCAACAAGAAAGGCACATTATGAATATAAAAACTCTACCATCTAAAAACGAAATGTTTGAAGAATATAATAAACTTAAATCTTATGACGAAAAGATTGAATATGTTAAGTCGCTTAGAGACATGGACATGTATAATACTCTTAAATTAGAATATGACAATATCATCACCAAGTTGTATTCTGATAAACAATCACAAGAAGTAGAAGAAGACCAAGGGGTTTGGTCTGAATTTGCTGAAGAAGGTTTACTACAATAATTAGAAAGGACTATATTATGAAACTTGAATTTAACGCATTACCTGAAATACTAGACTGGATTAAAAATCCAGAACATAAAGACCACTTGTTTCTATTGCAAGCTGCGATTGCAAAAGCAAGTGAAAGTTCTAAATCACAATTCAAAGTTGGCGATCATGTCATCTTTGGTAGAACCAATGGTCGTAAGAGACCTGGTGTTGTTATAAAACTGAATCCTTCGAAGGCAGTTATCAAAGACACTAACCTTGGTGGTAAGTGGCGTGTACCTTATTCTTTGATGGAGGTTGCATAATGAACGTACATATAGAATTTGCTGTCACCCCCACGCCGGGACCTGTTTGGGGTGAACTTGATATGGTACACATATCTATACCAAAAAGAAAATTTAAAACTATAAAAGATGTTTACGATAAGTGGTATAAGAAAACAGGTAACCATGCAAAGAAAATTAAAATGATTAAAGAGAAAGTTGTATTATGATAATTAAAGTTGGTGACGTAGTTGAAGTTAAAAGAGGATCACATAGTATTCTTCGTGACGCTAAAATTGATAATATACAAGTCCCAATGACGGACGAGTATGAGGTATCAGTAATGAAAGTTGATACTGAAAAACATCCTGTAGGTACAATCACATATGAGGATGTAAAAGTTGATAATGCACAAGGCAATATGCATTGGGTAAGATTTATCCAAATACAACAATAAATGATAATCTTGGATTGCTTTGCTAATATAGTGATGTGGTTATTCACCATGATCACTT